GGCATAGGAAGAGTGTCATTAAGCCAGAGGTTGAACAATCAATTGGAGTTTTCACAAGATGAAATTTTCAAGTCTTGTGAAATATTGAAAATTGATTTTTCAGAAATGAAGGCATATTTTTTTACTCAAAATGTTTAGATAACTAAACAAACCAAGGAAGGAGGTGAGCTGAGATGCATTTTCAAAGTGTTCAGTTAAACAATGGAAATGTTTTTGACGGAGAGAAAATCGGAGAACTTGTTTCCGAAATAATAAACAAATTCTCCGAAGCAGGTCTCTCATGCGATGAAGCAAAAATTGTACTGGATGAAGCTAAGGGAATTCTTGGGGAGTTCAGTGCAGTCCAAAAGATTCCCTAAAGATTTTTTTGAAGCATTTCCTGCAATGCATAAGAAATTGTTTTTAGTTCTTTGTCCTTTGTTGCAGTTTTAGGAGTCGGGAGATCTACACCAGCTTTTAAATCTATAGTAAATGCCTCGCAGTATGTTTTTCGTCCAGACTGATATTCAAGCGTGAATGTTACGGGATTGTTTATTTTTTTATAATCAATAAGGCATATGCGGGATTGCTTAGGCGCTAGAGTTGAGCCCACAAGATCTTTTAAATAATCTCGATCCGAACGAAAACAATAGCAATCGGTAAAGTCAAAATCATAATCAAATTTACTGATGGTAGCAGTAGAATTACCAAAATTTTTTACGACTAAAAATAACATGGGAGTTCCAGTATTAATGCTTTGAGAGTAAACAGAAATTACAGCACGAGAACTTTCTTCCAACATTTTCGAATTTTGGCGTAATGTTACCAAGGAAATAATGATGGCAACAATAGCAGTTAGGAATGATGCTATTATCCCTAAAATTTGAACAATATCGGAAGGGGTTAGCGCAGAAATAAATTTGGTAATAGCGGACATGTTATATTCCTTCTTTCTTATGTATTGGGTATGCCAGTACCCTGTATTAAAAGGATAGGAAAAGTTAGGAGAAAAGTCAATGAAAATTGGAGAAGTAACAGGAAAAGAGATGAAGCAAGATGGAAATTATTGGAGCAAGTATTTTAGCGTCAGTGATCACTACTAAAATATTAGCCACTTACTATTTCAAAAAGGTAGATGGCTATGTTAAAGAGATGTGTGAAATGACAATTAAGAGTAATAAGGATACGTTATCTATTTTACGCAACACAGTTCAAGACATTTCGACAGAAAGAGGTGATTGAAATAGTTAACTGTAGCACTGAATTAAATGCATTCTTAAGTTTTCTTCGTACCTGTGAAGAATCTAATCGGCTGGCAATTTTCACAGAAAATGATATGGATCGCCAGACACAGGATATTTTACATAATATCGAGCTCAACGAAAACAGCCAGTATGACTATATCTGTCAGGGATTTACCTTGCGGGATATACGGCGGAAGCGGAGAAAGGCAAAAGACATGAAAGAAACAACAGCTCCGATCTGTAGCTGGATGAAAGAGAACCGGAAGGTGATCAGTGATCTGGAACGGCTGCTTGGAGATGTAAGGAAGCAGGAGAAACAAGCTCAGAACCGTTCGTACACAAACCGGACAGGGGTTATGAAAAAGCTGAAGTAACTCCGTACAACCATGATCTATAAAAGGAGGTAAGTAAAAGATGGTTTACACAGAATCCATACGGGGATATCCGTACATGAAAAAAGAGCAGCTTGCAAAGGAATTTCAGATCAGTACCGGAACTGTGCGGACAAGATTGTATGAAATTGAAGATGAAATCAAAACAGGGCGTTATAACGATTATGCCATTATCCGGGATGGAAACATTGTCCTGATCAACGTTCTGGTGTTCATTGATTATCTTACTTATCGGCGCCAGCTTCTGGATCGCAATGCCAGAAAGTATGCTCCGGCATTTCATCCGGAAAAGCTGGTGCAGATGATCGGTTGGAGTAACCGGGCTGTTGTGGAAGGAGAGTCTGGGAATGAAGCGTAACATAATCATAGCTGCTATCATAGGCATCCTTGCTACATACCTTCCATTCTGGGAATGGGGCGGAACACAGCTTTTTGGAGCATTTGCCCTGTCGGTGGTTGCGTGGATGCTGATACAGGGCACAGAGCCGGTAACTAAAAATGGATCCTGAGAGTGGGAGCTCATCAGGATCCGGTGTCCAAATGGACAAAAACAGTTTATCACCCTTTCATTGTAGAGGAGAAAGAGAGAAAAATCAATGAAAACATTAAAAATTTCAGCAGATAACGAAATCTCAATTATTGATGTGAATTTTGACGATTTCAAGAGTATTCAAAAAGCTTTAGGAGGCCATTTTGAAACTGTCCATACTGTCAAAATGAATAATTACTTTCAGGGACCAGTGATTATGTTGGTAGATGAGGAAGGGCATTTTAAGAATTTGCCATTAAATCTTTTTGGAAGCTGGATGTACGACATGCCAAGACATGGTTGTCCGATTTTAGGGGATGTGCTCCTGGCGGAAGCGCGTTATGAAGATATTATGGCAGTGCAGAAACCGGAAAAACTGATGGAGAAACTGTTAAATGATTTTGAGTTTCTGAAAAAGGAGGAGAAAAGATAAGATATGAGCATGAAAATTAACCGCCTCGAAATCGAGAATGTAAAACGTATCAAAGCAGTAAAGTTGGAACCTGCACAGAACGGCTTAACCATCATTGGCGGAGATAACCAGCAGGGCAAAACCTCAGTTCTGGATTCCATCGCCTGGGCACTTGGCGGGGAACGTTACAAACCTTCCCAGAGTACAAGAGAAGGCTCCATGGTGCCGCCGAACTTACATATTGTGATGAACAATGGTTTGGTAGTGGAGCGTAAGGGAAAGAATAGTGCCCTCAAGGTTACGGACCCGAATGGTCAGAAGGCCGGACAGCAGTTGCTTAATGAATTTGTGGAACAGCTTGCCCTGGATCTTCCAAGATTTATGGAAGCCTCCGGAACAGAGAAGGCAAAAGTGCTTTTGCAGATCATTGGCGTGGGACCTCAGCTTGCAGAACTGGAAAAGGAAGAAAAAGAGCTTTACCAGGAGCGTCTGTATGTAGGACGTACCGCTGATCAGAAAGAGAAATTTGCAAAAGAGCAGCCTTATTACCCGGAGGCTCCAAGAGATCTGGTGTCACCCTCTGAGCTGATCAGACAGCAGCAGGAGATTTTGGCAAAGAATGGAGAGAACCAGAGAAAACGCGATCAGGCTGCACAGCTCAGGGATTCTGTAAAACGCGCTCATGAGGAAGTAATCAGATTGTCTGAGCTTCTGGAAGCAGCCAAACAGAAACATTTGCAGCTTGTAAAAGATCTGGATATTGCAGAGACTTCCGCAAAGGATCTGACGGACCAGTCCACAGAAGAACTGGAAGCTAATATCTCCAATATCGAGGAGATCAATCGTAAGGTCAGAGCCAACCTGGACAAGGAAAAAGCGGAGGATGACGCCAAAGAGTACCGTACCAAGTACGACAATCTTACAAAGCAGCTGGAAGAGACCAGAGATAAGAAGAATGAGCTTCTGACCTCTGCAGAGCTTCCGCTTCCAGAGTTATCTGTAAAAGATGGAGAACTGATCTATAAAGGCCAGAAGTGGGACAACATGTCCGGAGCGGAACGGCTGAAGGTTTCTACAGCAATTGTTCGCAAACTGAACCCGCAGTGTGGTTTCGTTCTTCTGGACAAGCTGGAACAGATGGACAGAAAGACGCTGCAGGAGTTTGGAGAGTGGCTGGAAGCAGAAGGACTCCAGGCAATTGCGACTAGAGTTTCTACTGGTGATGAGTGCAGCATTATTATTGAAGACGGTTATGTGGTTGGACAGGAACATCCGGAAGAACCACAGCAAAAAGCATGGAAGGCAGGTGCATTTTAAATGGAAATTATCAGAGGTGTGATTCCCTGTGCAAAGAAGGTGGTCATTTACGGACCAGAAGGAATTGGCAAATCCACTTTTGCCAGCAAGTTCCCAGATCCGGTGTTTATTGACACGGAAGGAAGTACCAATTCAATGGATGTTGCGAGACTTCCCAAGGCGTCCAGCTGGCAGATGTTGCTGGACCAGGTGGATTATGTCCGCACACATCCGACTATGTGCAAGACACTGGTCATAGATACCATTGACTGGGCGGAATCTATGTGTATCCGGCATATCTGCGACAAGCACAGAAAGTCCGGTATTGAGGACTTTGGTTACGGAAATGGTTATGTTTATGTAAAAGAAGAATTGGGGAAATTCCTCAATCAGCTGACAGAAGTTGTAGAGGCTGGTGTCAACGTGGTCCTTACTGCACATGCGCAGATCCGGAAGTTTGAACAGCCGGATGAACTGGGAGCTTATGACAGATGGGAGTTAAAGCTTGGAAAGAAAACAGCATCCCAGACCTCCCCACTGATCAAGGAATGGGCGGACATGCTACTGTTTGCCAATTATAAAACATTCTCTATTGCGGTGGATGATAAAGGGAAAAAGAGGAAAGCCCAGGGCGGTGAGCGTGTGATGTATACCACCCACAATGCCTGCTGGGATGCAAAGAACCGCTACGGTCTGCCAGATGAAGTCCCATTCAGTTATGATTCCATCCGGACAATCATTGAGGGAAATGCCGTGCCAGTAAAAGAAACACAGCCAAAATCCGTACCAGCGCAGCAGCCGATACAGGCTCAGCCAACTGTACAGCCTCAGCCGACTACGGTACAGGAAGCTACAAAGACAGAACCTGCTGTTACTGTTGGGGAGCAGATGAACCTTCCGCTTAATGAACCACAAAAGACTCCGGAACCGACAGCAAGGAGCAGCACCATTGATCCCGGAATCCCTAAAGCTTTACGTGACCTGATGGAGAGTAACCAGGTAGATGAATGGGACATCCAGAACGTAGTGGCAGCAAGAGGGTATTACCCCTCTGATGTAAAGGTGAAAGATTATGACATGGACTTTATCAATGGCTGTCTGATCGGGGCATGGCCACAGGTCTATGGAATGATCAAAGAAATGAAAGCGACACAACAGGTGCCGTTCAATTAAAGGAGGATAAAAATTTATGGCAGCAGAAGGAAGAGAGTTAGGCTGGGAGGATTCCATCAAACAGGATGCCCAGGATTATGAGCCAATTCCAGAAGGGGATTATAACGTAACAATTGAGAAATTTGACCGCAGCAGATCTAAAGGTGAGGGGAAGCTCCCTCCATGCAATATGGCAGTTGTTTATTTTACGGTGCATGTTCCAGAACGTGAGGTTACCATCCGTGAAAATTATGTACTGCATACCAGTTTGGAGTGGAAGCTGTCTGAGCTGTTCCGTGGCGTTGGCCTTAAGAAGGAGGGAGAAGAACTCCGGATGGACTGGAGTGCACTTCCTGGCAAGACTGCGCGCGCTAAGATCGGACTGAAGCCTGGAATTAAGGATCCAAACAAGAAGTTCAATTACATTGAAAAGCTGTATCCAAAGGATACCAGTAAACCTGCATTTACACCGGGAGGCTTTTAAAACATGGAACTAAGGCCGTATCAAAAAGAAGCGAAGGAAGCTATTTTTGAACAGTGGGACAGCGGGGTGTTAAAAACCCTGCTGGTCCTTCCTACAGGCTGTGGAAAGACTGTGGTATTTGCCAAGGTAACAGAGGAATGTGTCCGTAAAGGTGACCGCGTACTGATCCTGGCACACAGAGGGGAGCTGCTCGATCAGGCAGCAGATAAGCTGATGAAGACAACCGGGCTTGGATGTGCCTTGGAAAAGGCAGAAAGCTCCTGCCAGGGCAGCTGGTTCCGGGTAGTGGTTGGCTCTGTACAGACATTGATGAGAGAAAAGAGGCTGGGAAGTTTCCCGGCTGATTATTTTAATACCATCATTATTGACGAAGCCCATCACTGTATATCTGACAGCTATCAGAGAGTGCTACAGCATTTTCCGGAAGCACAGGTGTTAGGCGTAACGGCAACGCCAGACCGTGGGGATATGCGGAACCTTGGCGTATATTTTGAATCCCTGGCTTATGAGTACACCCTTCCTAAGGCAATCAAGGAAGGATACCTGTCCCCGATCAAGGCGCTGACAATTCCACTCAAGATCGATATGAGCAACGTTTCTGTACAGGCAGGGGACTTCAAGGCAAGTGAGATTGGTACTGCGCTGGATCCATACCTGGAAAGAATTGCCCAGGAGATGCAGAAATACTGCATGGATAAAAAAACTGTGGTATTTCTGCCGCTGGTAAAGACCAGCCAGAAGTTCCGGGATCTCCTAAATGCTTATGGTTTCCAGGCGGCAGAAGTAAACGGAGACAGCCAGGACAGGGCTGAGGTATTAAAAGATTTTGATGCTGGTAAATACAACGTGTTATGTAATTCCATGCTCCTGACAGAAGGCTGGGACTGCCCGTCAGTTGATTGCATTGTGGTATTAAGACCTACAAAGGTAAGAAGCCTTTACTGCCAGATGGTGGGACGTGGCACAAGACTTTCACCAGAAACAGGAAAAGATCATCTGTTGCTGTTGGATTTCCTTTGGCATACAGAGCGGCATGAGCTGTGCCACCCAGCAAGTCTGATCTGTGAGAATGAAGAAGTAGCCCAGAAGATGACGGAGAATTTGGAACAAGAAGCAGGGATTGTAGTTGATATTGAAGAAGCGGAGAAGACCGCTTCAGAGGATGTGGTTGCACAGCGAGAGGAAGCCCTGGCAAAGCAATTATCAGAAATGAAAAAGAGGAAAGGCCGGCTGGTGGATCCGCTGCAGTTTGAAATGTCCATCCAAGCAGAGGACCTGTCCAATTATGTGCCGTCTTTTGGCTGGGAAATGGGGCCGCCTTCTGATAAACAGAAGCATACCCTGGAGAAGCTGGGTATCATGCCGGATCAGATCGAGAATGCCGGTAAGGCAGCCAAAATCCTCGATCGGCTGGACAAGCGGAAAAATGAGGGGCTTACCACACCAAAGCAGATCCGCTATTTGGAAAGCAAAGGATTTCAGCATGTAGGTACCTGGCAGTTTGACACAGCCAAGAATTTAATTGACAGGATTGCCGGGAATGGATGGAAGATCCCGAACGACATTGTACCACAGGAATATAAAGGAGCGTAAACATGGAGCAGAGGACAAGCCTTACAGAGATAATTGAATACATCGAT